TTTAACACTCTCAGAAGCTCCGGTGTCAGATAGTCCATCTGCTCAAAGAACCGGTCCGTATTCTGGTTATGGCCGAAGTCGTTATAATTGGCGCTGTACTCATAATGATTACCGAACGGAATGGAAGTATGGATCAGATCCACGCTGTTGCTTTCCATTGCCCGCGTCTCTTCCACACAGTCACCGTATACCGCGGTGTAATAAGTTCCCTTTACCGTCCGTTCTTCCCTGCTTCCATCCACACCCATTTTTCTTTTCAACCTCTCTGTCTTATTGGAATCGTTCAATCCGTATTTTTTTACAATCTCTACCATCTTCTGAACCATATGGTTATGATTGTTCCACTTTTCCATCAGCGCCTCTTTGATCTGGCGCTCATTCTCCATGTAAATGATGTCGATCACAACTGGCTCCTGCTGCAGGAAACGGTAACATCGATGCACTGCCTGGATAAAATCGTTAAACTCATAATCGATACCCAGAAAAATCTCCCGGTGGCAATATCTCTGGAAGTTACAGCCAGATCCGGATAATGATTTCTTTGTCGCGAACAGCCTCGTTTTGCCATCTGAAAAATCAATCACCCGCTGCTCACGCAGGTCATAATCCATAGAACCATAGATATCTACCGTATCCGGCAAAGCCTTTTTAATGGCGTGCCGCTCATTTTCCAGATCATGCCACAGAAGGAAATGATCCTCCGGCGAAGCTTCTACAATCCGCCGCATCTCCTCCACGCGCTTCTCAATGCTGTCCCGCTTGACTGCTGCCGCCTCTTTCAATCCTTCCGCTGCTTCCTGAAAGAGTTGAATCTGACCGTTTTTGTCTGCTGTATCTCCGTAATGAATCGGCAGCTCGTGCCATCTTACATCCAGCGGCGGCAAATCATAGCCGTCATCCGAATAATCCGGATTCAGATCTGATGGCCGGGTAATAAATAAGGCCCAGCTACTCACCCACATCCAAAACTCATCTTCCATGTTCGGATACAGGGTCAGGTTGTTGGCCTTGGTGCTGTCCCGCTGGAAGAACCGTGTCAGCGCCTGTCCGGTATCCATCACTTCCAGATATCCTGCATAATGAATCAGTTCCTTGTACCGATTCGGTGACGGTGTGGCCGTAGCCACCAGTTTATACGGAACATTTTTAAACTTATCCAGGAACGTCTGATAGGTCTTGCTTCCAAATGATCTCAGCACGCTGGCTTCATCCAGGGATGTCGCGGTGAAAAACTCCGGCTGAATATCTCCATCCCGGACACGCTCATAGTTTGTTAAGACAATCTCACTGCTGCTCTGCTGCACCTCTTCCATGGTCCGACAGTAGACCGGCTTTTCATATCCCAGGACCTCAACCGCGTCCCGTGTGAACTCCTGTTTTACGCCCAGCGGTAGCACGATCAGCGCACGGCCGCCATTGTGTTTCACGGCCAGATGACAAAATTCTAGTTCCTGCACCGTCTTACCAAGGCCAAAGCTTTCAAACAGTGCCCGTCTGCCGCCCTTCAGCGCCCACATCACAGCATCTCTCTGGTGCGGTTTCAGCACCGGATTTACTTCTGCGGGATTTATCACCGTCCCGTTCTCTGTTGCAAGTTCAATTTTGGTTTCCAAAAATTCTTTGTATGTCATATTCTCAGGAGCCTGATATATCGTTACCCCGGCCGGAGGCTCGGCTCCTTTCTGTAACCTCAATACTGATTCAAATTGATTGTCACCAACTCTCCTACTCTAATCTCATCACATCCAGATCCCGTGCCGGGATATCTCTGTACTCACCATTGTCCATCAGCACGCCGCATATTCCGTCATAGCTGCCGATTACTTCTCCGCAAACCAGCTTGCCGCCGGTCAGGGCGAATTTAAGCCGCACACGCATAATGGAAATATCACTTCTCAGTCTCATCATCATTCTCACCGTCCTTATTTGCTCCATCATTCTTAACGACATATCTCACACCGCATAAACCATAAGTTTCTTCCACATATCTTTTTAAATCAGACTCTTCGCCGTCACAGACCCGATTAACCTCTTTCACAACTGCCTCGCAAAACTGCATCAGTCTCGACCTTCGGTCATTTTCATCTTTGATAGGCTGCCAGTGAAATTTTTCAACCAGGATTCTCGTTGGTACCGACATCAGAAGTGCAAGAGCTCTTTTCATGCGCTCGTCTTCATCTTCTGCTTCGCGGCTCTCCCACTTTTCTTTAACAAGCTGCTCCATCTCATCCTTAAGCCGCTCTCTGATTCTGTCTTCTTCCGCTTTTACCGCCTGCCGTTTCATCATCTCAATCTGGCTGGCCGTATACTGGTAATAGACCGGCTTCTGTGCCAACGCTTTTTCCTGGCGCCGGCGCTCTGCCCTTGTCAATGCTCCCATGTTGTTCATTACCTCCGCATAATTCAATGACTGCCAGCAGATTCAGTCTGCCATGATCATCGCAGCATTTACTCCGCCGAACCAGATAATCTCTTGCAGTCATGATTCTTCTGCTCCAATCTCACAGCCTTATCTTCTTCCCGCCAAACAAGCATCCCCGATCGGAACAAGTCCTGCTTCACGCTCTTGTCCATCAAGTTAAATTCCCGGTACAGCCGCTGAAACTCTGTCATAACCCGAAAATCACCAGATTCAAACGCCTGACGACCGATGGTGACAAAGGCATACTGCCCGGCATAATCCACTTCTTTCGCTTTGGCACCACTCTGAAGCTTATTCCAGGCTACCGACCAATCATTGCCCGCGGCGATGTTAACATAGCGCCGCAGATCCGCAATGGTCGGCGGGAATGTCTCGCACTTAATGTATTTCTGTACAGCTGCTGCCAGCTGATCGTATGGGATATCCTTCAGCAGTTCATACCAGATTGCGACTCCCTCTGAATCACTCATAAAACTGTCTCTCTGATAAACAGATTTCAAAGTTGCTGCCAGCATTGCAAATTCATATTCTGTCACTTCTTATCACCTGCCTTTTTCAAAAACTCATCAATTGCGGAATACTTTTCCGGGACATCACGCTGACGATCAAGATATTTTCCTTCAAGTACCTTTGGGAAATTATTAGGCTTAACGAACCATTCAAAATCAATCATCCAGCTTTTCTTGTTTCCGCCAAGTAGAAACTTGCTATCAGCAATACTGTCTACTGCTTTCAATACATCATCAATCCCATATTCCCTGATGCGCCCAAGAAGCATCTTGTAACGGTTGCTTTCAACGCTTATCCTAGATATCTGAATAACACCAGGAATTGCATTCCAAGCATCAACTACGCGTTGGACGTCAGTCCGACAAACAGTATCTTTAGATACTGGTATAGTATTATTTACTTTACTTTCCTTTACTTTACTTTTAGCGCGGAAACTAGGGTTTCCGGTTCGGAAATTGCGGTTTCCTGTTCTGGAATCAGTGTTTCCCTCCGATAAATCCGTATTTATGGGTAACTTTAATAAACCTTCGCATTCTTCACTTTCATGCAAAAGCCAGTACTCAGCAATCACTTCTTTCACATCTCGTTTTCTGATTGCATCAATATACCGTTTTTGGATACCCCTACTGGTAAGCACTCCCCACCTAACGAACAGCCCTTCATCAAAAAGACCAATTCGCAAGCAGTAGTCCACGGCTTCTTTAACCGTACCGGCACCAATGCCGCCGCCCATCTTCCTTGCAGTCGTTGCACAATCGTCATAGCACCATTTATAGAAGTATCCGTCACTGCCGTATGCTCGTTGGCACAGGAAGAAGTAAACTCCAAATCCGCACCAACCCTGAGCATCTAGCAGCTTATCCATTTTGGGATCGTTATCGAAGAGGTTTACTGACCACCCTGCATAATCAATGCTTACCTTTGGGGGTCTAGCCATTGTTCTACCTCTTTACAATTAATAATTCTAAGATTTTTGCACCTGCCTCTTCCGGCTTGCAAAAAAGGAATGTTACACCATATTTTTCTTGCATCGTCCTCATGGCCTTTGCAAGTGATACGCCTTTTGTTGCATTCTGGCTTACTGGTACCCGTTTGCGGCCTCCATCAGCCACGCTGACCCGCTTTTTCATCTTCTTACGGGGATTTTCCCATGTATCAAGATCATCAAGCGTAGAAACTCCATCTGTATTTTCAATGAGAATATAGAGTTTGATCTGATTCCTCTGCGCAAGAATCACTTCATCACGAAAACGATCATGCTGCGGACCGCAAATATTTCCAATGGCCTCCTGAATATCTCTTTTGGTATCAACAGATACTTTGTACGAACCGAGTAAATCCATTTTCTTAACATCAATTCCACGGTTCTTCTTCCGATTCAGCACATCTTCAACATCGCCAGAAACAAGGACATAATCACCGACTGGCAACGGAACTATTTGAAGTTCCGCGCCAAGTTTCTCCATACACTCGTGTTTGAGGTCGTGTTTTTTCTTTTGCTGGCCGGTATCGACTAAAATCTTCACGCTGCATATCCTCCTAATTAAACGGCAGTCCTTCATCTTCCACACCGTCTGGGATATTCATAAAGCCGTCCCCAATCGCATCAGATGGTCCACTG